CACCAGTAGTGCCGCTTGTGTTATTACTTGCTCCACCTGCTCCACCTGCTCCAATGGTTACGGTATAAGACGTTCCCGGAACAACGGTTAGAATCTGATAATCAACTGAACCGCCACCACCGCCACCACCGCTATAAGCGCCGCTGTCACGAGCGCCGCCGCCACCGCCACCAGCCAGAACGACCTCGATTGAAGTAACACCAGCTGGAGCAACCCAAGACTGAGTAGCAGTAATAATTGCAGTACGCTCAGACTTCGCAGCAGCGCTTGGCGCTGGGTAAACCGTAACACCCATTATGCTACCTCGCTACCAAATGCGGTGAAAGTAAGTGCGTTTGCAACGGATGACTGCACGGTGACAACATCCGTAGCAGCTAGTGTGATGCCCTCGCTGAGAGCGAAGATGCTGTTTGCTGCGATAGTCACAGTCTTTGCGATAGCGTTAGCGTCAGCGGCTGCTGCTCCAGCAATTCGCACGTATAGGCTGAAGGTGGCAGCGCTACCAGATACATTTGCAACGTGGATAGTCGATACCACGGCAGATGTGCCAGATGGCACAGTGTACAAGTTAGCATTGCTAGTATTCGCAGGAGCCGCCTGCCCTAGAACTTTATATGAAAATGCCATTATTTTTCCTTAACTAAATGCCAACATAAATGGATGCATGGCTGGTTCGCCAGATGGGCCTGTTTCGCCCTGCTCTAGGACAAAGCTGATTGTTTGGTCTGGAAACTCTCCAGTGATTGTTACTTCTGTCTCGCCACCAGCGGGAACAGAGGTTACTGTACCAACGGTAAGGTTTACACCTTGACCGTCAGCGCCGGGCTCACCCTGGATACCTTGAGGGCCTTGAAGTCCGGCAATGTTGCTGTAGGCTTCAACCCAGAACGAATCGTAGTAGATGTAAAGTTTACCAGTATTGACGTTGAACCAAGCATCGCCAGCAACTAGCGGATAAAGTTCATCTTCTTCAGTAAACGTTGGCGGTGTGTCGCTAGTAAAGTAACGACCACGTACACCCTGTATGCCCTGTGGGCCGACAATGTAGAATTCTCCCTCAGATGACGCGACAGGGGCAACCTGAGTCAGGTCAACTGTAGTTCCAGATGGGAGAGAAATGTCGTGAGTTGGAACACCCCGAACCGCTGCACCATCTTGGTCGGTTAGACGATAGTCTACCTGCCAAGTCCAGTTAGTCGGGTTCATATCTGGGTCATCGGTTGCGACTAGGCGCACACCACGGGTTCCATCGGTTCCTAGAAGATAGCCTTCTGAGTCAAGCTCACAGGCAACCGTACCAGGGAGGATTGTAACCGGAGTAAGAACAGAGTTGGCAATTGCCGTAGTATCCTTGATGTTTGCTGGGCTTGGGGTGAAAAGAATCGAACCCTTTGCCGGAGCGCCATCTGGGAAAACGTCAGAGTCTACACCATCGGCGTACGCCAATAGAAACCGTCCCTTGACGGTTCCATAGCTGATGTTTGATGGTAAGTCGTTGGCTGCCATAATATCTCTATTCTATCATAACTAAGTCTAAGCGCCCATCGTTAGAAACGAGTTAAATGCCTGCTCGCCAGGAATGCCTTGAGCGCCAGTTGCTCCAGTCGCGCCAGTAACTGTATATGGAATGCCAACCCAAGACGAGCCATCCCATTTCCACGCCTTATCAACAGCAGTGTAAATTTGATTTAGCGTTGGATTTGTTGGAAAAGATAATGCAGCCAATTAAACTCCTAACAGGAATGGATTAATGACATCAGGTGATGCTTGTGGCGTTGGTGTTGGCTCAATCCATAGCCCAGAGTATCTTATGAATATTCGACCAGTTGTTGAGTTGAACCAGCCATCACCGTCCTTGAGTGATGAGCCAGTTGGTGCAGTCTCTGCTACGTAAAATCCGCCGCTTGCTGCCTTCATCTTGTAAAGGCTGGTTGAAGATTCGTAAGTTAATACGTGACCATCAGTTGGTGTTGTTGGAATAGAGACATTGTGGAGCTCTTCAAGTTCAAAGCCATTCTGCACCTTGACGAAGATTTCACCATTATTTGCATTTGCACGAGTAACGATACCGATAAAGACAAGGTGTGCTGGTGCAGATGGCTTAGTAGTAGAACCACCATAGTGCCAGAAAATTAGATTGCCATCGGTACCTAGCCATACAGCGTCACCGGCAGTAGCAGTTGAAGTATCTACACCTGTAAGCAAGCCTTCGGTAATAACATTTACCTTGGCATTAGTTGAACCACCAGTTTCAAGCAAGCCCATGGTCTTAGATGAAGTTGCCTCAGCAGCATTTGATGCCTTAGACACAATCATGTTAGTTCCGTCAGCAGAACTTACATAAACTGCTCGACCCTTAGCAATTGCTTCACCAAGTTTAACCTCATGCTTAATAACTGAAGTGTAACCAGCAGATGGTGCAGTAGAACTCCAGGTTGTATTATAGTCAGCGCCATCAACTTTAGTAAGGAACTGTCCAGTACTTCCACCAGTAGGTACACCGGGCCCTGCAGCACCGGTAGCGCCTGTTGCGCCAGTTGCACCAGTCAAACCCTGTGGTCCTACAATTTGTCCTGCTGAATACCATCCTGTGGTCGCCCATACCCAGATATCGCCATCGGCATCAACAATGTAAGCATCATTTACTTCATTACCGGTAGATGGCAAGTTTGTAGATGTCGGCACAGAGCCAATGAGTGTGATACTTACACCCTGTAGGCCCATTGGCCCAGTATCACCATCGGCACCCTGAAGTGATACAAGCCACTCAGTCTCAGTGCCGGTAAATCCTTCTAGTTGTGCAACCTGATACGCGGATAGGCCAGTTAGACCCTGGTTACCAGTATCGCCTTTATCGCCCTTGACACCTTGAATGCCCTGAATACCTTGGTCGCCAGCATCGCCCTTAGGGCCAGTCTCGCCTTGGATACCCTGAGTCCCTTGGTCTCCAGTATCGCCCTTTAGACCGCGCTCTCCTTGAATGCCTTGAACACCTTGGATACCCTGGTCACCAGTATCACCCTTTGGGCCTTGGTCTCCTTGAATTCCCTGTTCGCCCTGAACACCCTGCAAGCCTTGCTCGCCTTGGATACCCTGTTCTCCCTGAATGCCCTGAGGCCCAGTCTCTCCCTGAACGCCCTGTTCGCCCTGAATACCCTGTTCGCCTTGGATTCCTTGGTCGCCCTGTGGGCCCTGAGCGCCATCTTCTCCAGCTGGGCCTTGAGGGCCTTGCGCTCCTTGCGGCCCTCGATTACCATCTGAGCCAGAAGCTCCACCACCACTACCAGAACGCTTATCTAGTTTCTTTATTTCAGATTCAACCTTATTAGTCCAGTCCTGTGACTGTACCGGTAGATTTGGGTCTGGAAAGTAAATGGCCATATCTACTATTCTACCTTGTCTTCTTAGAAAATGCACAAAACCCCCGGAGCGATAAATGCTCTACGGGGGCTTTGTTATTGACGAGCTAAGGAGGAAAGGTCGTCTGGTATATTTTACCATACTACTCAGACAAAAGAAAAACCCCCGACCCGAAGGCCGAGGGTTAATCTTAGTGGGAGCTATTAAGCGCCTGCACCGGTTGATGCAATTGTGCCCGTCGGGAGCAAAAAGCCACCAGTTGCGATGTGGCGAATGCGCATCTGAAAGTCATCAGAGTCAAAGCCACCCTCACGAGCAGGAACTGCACCGCCGCCTAGGTATAGACCAGCGTCAGCCTTGATGCGAAGCTCAGGAGCCTCGTAACCACGGAGGAAGCCAAGTACGATACCTGGGTTTAGGGTGTCAGATGGAACTGGAAGTAGGAACCACATGGTGTCTGCTGCCGAGTTGTTGTAAATCTTCTTAATCCAAGGGTTTACAACAATCTGGATTGACGAAGCGATTGGGTTGCCCGATACGGTTGAGGTAACGGTGTCGCCAACGGTGATTTCCTGACGGACCTGCTGGATAGCAAGAATCTTCTTAGCGGTTAGTTCTAGTGCCTGTGGGATAACTAGAACGAAGCGGCTTAGAGGGGTGATTGACTTGCCGTTGTAGGTCTGAACGTTAGCAGCGGTGATTGCTGCCTCAAGTGACTCAAGTGACAACACTGGGTTGCCGGTCAAAACGTTCTGGTTAGCGGTCTTGAAGTTAGCAGTGTTTAGACCTGCAGAGGTCACGAGCTGCTTGGTAACTTCTTCGTCTTCCTTGCCGGCTGCCTTGCGAGCAAGCTCTAGAGGTAGACGCTCAAGTAGGCCGATGTTGCCGTCGTTTACGATTGACTCCCATGAGAAGCGAACGCGAGAACCGGCCTTCTTGACCTTGAACTCAGCCTCAGTTAGTGAGAACCAGCCGATGGTTGGGTACTCGTCGTACTCGCCAACGGTAGGTAGTGAGCCCTCGCGGAACTTGTCACCCATGTTGTCAACGCCGTCATCCTCGTAAGCGAGGTTCTGGTAGTTAACGTTCTTGAAGTCATCTACAACAAGCTTCTGTGCGAAGTTGTTCCAGACCTTTGGCTGGTCTGCGTAGTTGGCAAGCATAATCTTGTTTAGAGTTGGGTTAAGCTGAACTGGCAGGTCAGAGGTAGAGATACCTTCCTGAAGCTTTAGCTTGTCCATGCGGTCGCCGCGAAGTGCACCTTCGAGAAGCTTTGCAGCCTCAATCTGGCGGGTAGTGATGTTTTCAGTCATTGTTTATATTCCTTACGCTGCTGAAACCAGGCGAACGTACACGTCACCAGCGGTGGTGGTAGTCTTTGCCTTGATTGCGTGGCCGATGAACTTGTTACCAGAAGCGGTAACGTTGATAACGCCAGCAGAGGTTACGTAGACCGACTGGCCAACGGTAACTGCTACTAGAGTCGAGAACTTGAAAACGCCGTCTAGCTTTAGGGTGGCGTAGTAGTTGCCATCCTCGCCTAGAACTGCGTCCTGCTGTGCGACACCAACAACCTGACCAACCTGAACCAAGTCGCCTGAATTTACAGTGCTTGCAACAGGGAAGACCAGTTCACTGGCTACTTTGTAAATCTCGTTAAGAGCCATTTACTTTCCTTTACTTACTTGCCAGCGAGGCGTGACACGATTGCGTCAAACTCGTCGGCTGAATTGGTTTTGGTTGCCTCGGTGATAACACCAGTGGTGTCAGCAACGGTGGCGGTTACAGCAGATTCGCTTACTGCGGTGACGTATGACTTCTCGTCAGCAATTAGCTCATCTACAGACTTGGTGTTGGTCTCAGACTTCATTGCCTCGGCTACGCGCTTTAGCGAAATCTTTGGTAGACCTGATTCGTTGAACTTCTCAGCGACTTCTACAGGGTCCACAGCTTCAACTTCTTCAGCAGCCTCATCGGTGCCTTCAGTCTCAGCAGGGGTTGCAGACTCTACTAGGGTCTTTACAGACTCAGATAGAGGGCTGATAGCCTCAACTAGGGCAGACTTTAGGTCAGCGAATGCTGCCTCGAACTCTTCCTTAGTAATCATGCTTTCATTTCCTTCCGATACAGACTCCGATAGCGAAGATGCTTCATCGTCCTTTGCTTTGTAGCTCTCAAGCAGTGACAAGAACTTGCCGCCTGCTCCGGCTACGGTTACTACATCTACGCTGGTTAGCGGGTCTGCTACCATCGACTCGATGATTGGGCCCTGTCGGCCCTCTGCCTCACCGAGACGGGAATCACCCATCGCACGGATTGACAGACCAACATCTCCAGCCATCTCTTTGATGATTGGAGCGAAGTGTGAATAGAATTCGACATCCGCAACGAGGCCTGAGCCGTCAAATTGCGCGTCCGAGACCAACTTACCAGCAAGCTGGTTTACGTCTCGCTCTGGGCGGTCGTTCGCCTCAGAGATTCCAGGGTGGTTCATGAACACCTTGGTGCCCTTGGTAAATACCTGTGGGCCATACTCTGCCAGCATCTCTGCTGGGTAGTAACCCGATGAGCCCCAACCGGACTCGATAACCTTAATACGCCACTTCTTGCCAGAACCGGTTGCGCTAAAGGCAAGCGATTCATTAAGTGAAACAGTCATAATTCTCCAATAAGTTATCTAACTGTATTCAAGTATACCATACAGATATGATAACTAAGCTATTGGCGCGTTGTCTCCGGCTCGCTGGTCGTTGGCGTTATCCTGCATCGAACCTACGGCACCCGAGTTACCCTGCGAAGGGATAGCGCTACCGCTATCTGCACTGGCATTAGGGTCAGTAACGCCTTCGCCGGGCACAGTCAGGTGCAGGCGAGGAACGTCAAGAACCTCGATGATTGCGGCGCGGTACTCGTCCTGCCAGATTGCTCCAGACTCATAAGCCAGAGCAAGGGCCTGAGTCAAACGCTGTGAAGGCTCGGTCTCAATCTTTGGCCAGTTGACAGCAAGTGCGTCATCCTTTGCACCAAGGAAAGTAAGCACACGCTTGTAGAACAATGACCAAACCTGCTGGCGAGATTCCATCGCCTTGACCGTTGGAACGTCTAGCGTCTGTGCCGTGCCATACGCACCCGAGGAACCCGGGTCCGATAGAAGTGCGACAACCGAGACCTCAAGGGCAGAAGCCACCATTGAACCCAATGGACGGCCATCAGTAAGGTTGATGCTAGAACCTCTAGGCATCTGACTAAGTTCCATGTCAGCGCCCATAACAGCTGTAGACCCTGCAGTAGAAGGAGTTGCAATTGTCGCAGCAGCATTGGTCGCACCGGCTTTCGTCTTGGCCTTAAGCTGCCAAGCGAACATGCTCAGAGCCTTTAGCATACGAGAGCCATCC